TTAGAGGATACTATTAAAAAGAGAGTGATAACTCTAACAGAGGGGAGAGATATATCACACAGAGGTGTATTAATAAAACCATCTTATAAAACTAACTATAGGTATAAGAATAATGTTAATAACTATAATAGGATATTCTCAAGACAGGGGGTTGCAAATCATTCTAACGATAAATTAAGCTATAATGGAGAAGAATGGAAATATTTTGCTGAAGAAGGTATGTGGGTTGAATTTAAGAATAAAAAGGGGAAAATAATAAAAAAACACAAATTTAAGAATATAATTGAGGAGGTAAACCACTCCAAAAAAAAGTTTGATGCTGCCGCAGAAAAGGCAGCGATGTGCGGATAATAGCTCATAAGATAATAGAAATCTTTGAAGTTGCTGGCAGAACCGAAAGAATGATGCCAGGTTTAAATGCTTTAAAACCCAAAACTCCCAGAATGTATGATGTTTTAAAGATGAGCTATGATCCAAAGGATATTGGATTTTGGCAGAAAAAAGGCTTAAAACTTAGAGCTAATAGTCATCAAATCACTTGCTGGGAACTGGCTATAGAATTATTAATAAAAATTGAAAAGCTAGAGGATCGTAGATTAATCTGGGCAAGAGCCATGAGATATTCCTGGGTAGCTTTAGCAAGACAGTTTGGCTGCCATCGTGTAACAATTAAAAAAAAATATACAGCTGCTATTTTTAACCTTGAATTTAATCTTGATAAATCTGTAGTAGACAAGATTGACAAATTAATCTAATAGGAAAGATAGGCTTAGTATTTTTATGCCTGGGAGACCCTTACATAAGATCCAATGCGACAGTTATACAAGAGGAAGTAATTATACAAAAAGGTGTTTATGCAAAGGATATTATCAAAAGACTTCAAAAAAATACCGATGTAAATTTCATGCTGGATTTTCTACTGGACCCAAATCAATTGAAGGCAGAATAAAGGCAATAAGAAATTTAAAACAATACAAGGATAAAAGTTATCAAGAATTATACGAATGGATCAAATCGAAAAAATATGTGAAAGATTAGAATTGGGAGAACCTCTCTCAACTATCTGTAAAGATAAATCAATGCCAGATGTTTCAACAGTTTATAAGAAAATGAGAGCTGATAAAGAATTACAAGCTAAGATTATGAGAGCAAGACAAACGGGTGTTTGGACTTTGTTAGATAGAATAGCTGAAGATATGCAGATACCTAAGACACCGCAAGAGACACATTTTTTAAGAGAGAAGTGGAGCCACATAAGATGGTTGGCTACAAAATTAGCAGCGTCAACATTTGGAGACAAAAGCCAGGTTGAGCAGAAGATTGATAATCATTTAATCATTAGTTGGGGAGAACCTAAGAATGAAAACAATATTATACAAGCTAAAGAAGTTATGGATCAAGTATCAAGTGTGGATGTTAAGGCAATACCTGGAGCAAGCACAATTGATTAGGAAAAGAGAGGAAAGCCAAAACAAAGAAAAGGTTAAAAGAAATAAAAGGTAGTGAAAGTTCGTTCTTATATGCCAAACCCACGCTCCTCGCACACGCATTATGGAGTTCGTTTGGTTCTAAGTCTCTGTCTTGGTCTCTGTTTCATTGAATAAGATAATGAAATCAATGATTGTCTATAGGTTTTATACCTATGACCCAGTTATCTGCATATAAAAGTGTAGATTTCAAAAGAACAAAGAGGGGGTATACCCGAAAAACCACCCGCATTTTTTATAAATATATATATCGGGACTTCAAGACACAAACACACACAAACACTATGACTAGACCCAAATGCTCAAAATGTAAAAATAAAGCGGATATAGTGGAAAATAAAATTTACTTCTGTGCAAAATGCTTGTGCAGAATATTAGGATTAAAATGGATATAAAAAACAAATTAATAACAGCCATGGTTTTCACAAACGAAGATACCAATGGTTTAATTATTCACATGAACGGATTTGAAAGCCAGGAACACGCAAATAAATTTTGCAAAAAACTTATGAAGAACAGCGGCATAGAATATAAATCAATAAGAGAAGTATTTGATTTGCCTACAATTCACTAGGGAGGGATAGATGGATATAAATTTAATTATTCATGAAGCTAAACATTATTGGAGAGATCATAAAAAAGTTGTGATCGGTGTTGCGGCTTTGATAGTAATTTTGGCAGTTTTATAAAATGAAAGTACAAATACCCTATACACCGAGACCACTCCAGGCAAAGCTACATAATAACCTGGATAAGTATAGGTTTGCTGTACTTTCCTGTCATAGAAGGTTTGGGAAAAGCGTAGCCATAATTAATCATTTAATTAAAGCAGCTCTGACACATAAGTTGAAAAACCCGAGGTTTGCGTATATTGCACCAACTTATAAACAAGCAAAGAGTATCGCTTGGGATTATATGAAAATGTTTGCGGGAGGAATACCTGGGGTTAAGTTTAACGAAACAGAGCTAAGATGCGATTTGCCGAATGGCAGCAGAATAACCTTGTTATCTTCTGAACAGCCAGATTCACTAAGGGGATTATTCCTTGACGGAGTTTGTATAGATGAGGTTGCTCAAGTAGATCCGAGGTTATGGAACGAAATTATTAGACCAGCGTTATCTGATAGAAAGGGGTTTTGTTATTTTATAGGAACCCCAGCGGGATTAACAAATATATTTTACGATTTATACCAGCACGCTTTATCAGATGATAAGTGGTACGCTTACACGGCTAAAGCAAGCGAGACAAAAATTATCGACCAGGAAGAGCTGGATGCGGCAAAAGCTCAAATGGGAGATGCAAAGTATAAACAAGAATTTGAGTGCGATTGGATTGCAAATATTGAAGGATCCATATATGGAGACATAATAAAAAAACTTGAAGAAAAAAAACAATTAACAAGACTTGCATACGATCCAGCTTTATTAGTTCATACAGCCTGGGATTTAGGAATTGATGATAGTACATCAATAATATTTTTCCAGCAGTTAGGAAACCAAATTTTGGTTATTGACTATTATGAAAATAATCGAGAAGGGTTGCCGCATTATATCCAGGTGGTAAAGGATAAAGATTATTATTACGGAGATCATTTTGCACCTCACGACTTGGAAGTTACAGAATTTACAAGCGGTAAGAGCAGAAGAGAAGTAGCTTACCAATTGGGAATAAGGTTTAAAGTTTTACCTAAAATAAACTTAGAGGATGGGATCCATAATTTAAAAATGGTTTTACCTAAGTGTTGGTTTGATATAGAAAACACAAAACCATTAATAGATGCGTTAAGACACCATCATAGAAAATATAACGAGAAGATGAAAATGTTTAGTAATAAACCTCAAAAAGATTGGAGTTCTCATGCTTGCGATGCTATGAGATATTTAGCTTTAGGAATTACTGAATTACCAAAAAACAAAATTGCGGCTCAGAAATTAGCTGTCAATGATTATGTAATACACGGAGAATAACTATGGGATTTTTAAAACCAAAGATACCAGCAATGCCAGCTATACCACCAGTTCAGCCTTTGCCAGAACCACCTAAGTATGATGACCAGGCAAGAGCAGAAGAGGCAAGATTAAAAAGAGCCAAAATTAGAGCTGGTAGAGTAGGTAGATCTGCAACTATTCTAACCACAGCTAAAGGTTTAGAAGATGACGAATATTCAACAAAGAAAACTTTATTAGGAGGATAATATGGGAGGATTTGTATCAAGACCAAAACCGCCAGCACCACCACCAGCACCAACCCCAACAAAAGCTGAAGTATCACAAGCTACATCTTTATCAGCGACAGAAATGGCTAGAGGTAAAGGGAGATCAAGTACAATTTTAACTGGTGCAAAAGGTTTAGGCGATAACGCATTAACAACAACCAAGAAATCATTACTAGGAGAATAGATGGCTATAGAACCAAAAGCAAAAATGATTATTGAGAGGTATAAAACTCTCAAAGCAAAAAGAGTTACCTGGGAAGATCATTGGCAAGATATTGCAGATTATTTTTTACCAAGAAAAGCAAATATTACCATGAAACATACCAAGGGAGATAAAAGGCATGACCAGGTTTATGATGGTACAGCCACTCACGCTTTAGAATTATTATCCGCTAGTTTAAATGGTATGTTGACCAATACTATTTCTCCGTGGTTTATTTTAAAATTTAGAAACGATGCAACCAATGAAGATGATACAGCAAGAGAATGGTTAGAGAGCTGTGCTAAAATTATGCAGCAAGCATTTGCTAGATCTAATTTTCAGCAAGAAATTTTTGAATTATACCATGAGCTATTAGCGTTTGGTACATCTGCAATGTTTATTACAGATGATGTTAAGGATGATTTAAGATTTAAAACAATTCATATTTCAGAAATATTTATAACTGAAAATGAAAAAGGATTAGTAGATAGTTTAACAAGAAGATTTAATTTACAGAATAAAAATATTCCTTCAATGTATCCAGATGCAGAATTGCCAAGAGCAATAATAGCGGATATAGAAAAAGCTCCCCACGAAGATGCTGTAATTTTACATTCAGTTTATCCTAACGAAGTTAAGATGGGATATGACAATAGTAAAAATATGGATTGGGTATCTTGCCATGTCCACGAAAAGACAGGAACTTTATTAAAGGAAAGTGGTTTTAAAGAATTTCCTTATGTGGTTCCAAGATATTTAAAAACTTCATCTAATGAAATTTACGGCAGATCGCCAGCGATGAATGCTTTACCCGATACTAAGATGTTAAATACAATGTCTAAAGTTTCAATTAAAGCAGCACAAAAACAAATTGACCCACCTTTAATGGTTCCTGATGATGGTTTTATTTTACCAATTAGAACTGTTCCTGGTGGATTAAATTTCTATAGAGCTGGAACCAGAGAAAGAATTGAACCATTACAAATTGGATCAAATAATCCTGTTGGTTTACAAATGGAAGATCAAAGAAGAAAAGCAATTAGAGAAAACTTTTTTGTAGATCAACTAATGACTATCCAGGGTCAAAACATGACAGCAACAGAGGTTATGCAGAGAACTGAAGAGAAGATGAGATTACTGGGTCCAGTTCTAGGTAGATTACAATCTGAATTGTTACAGCCTTTAATAACTAGATGTTTTAATTTATTATTTAAAAATGGTAAATTTCCACAGCCGCCAGAAATGTTAGGCGACCAGGATATTGAAATTGAATATGTATCTCCATTAGCGAAAGCTCAAAAGACACAAGAGCTTTCATCTATTATGAGAGGTATAGAAATATTTGGTTCAATGCAAAATATTGCACCAGTATTTGATTACATAGACATAGATGGTTTAGTTAATCATGTTACAGATGTTTTAGGATTACCAGCTAAAATTATGAGATCAAAAGGAGAAGTTCAACAAATTCAACAACAGAAACAAGCTGCCGAAATGGAGCAAATGCAATTACAACAAGCTCAGCAAGTTGCTGAAGCTGCGGGTAAAGTAGCACCAGCTCTAAAGGTAGCCAATGAATAAAGATGATCTAAAGCAATTAATTATTGCTTACAAACAAGTTTTTGAATCTGACCATGGTAAAAAAGTTATGGAGGATTTAGAAAAGAGATGCAGCTTTCACACAACTACTCATGTTAAAGGAGATAGCCATGAAGGTGCATTTTTAGAAGGAACAAGATCAGTAATCTTGTTTATTAAAAATATGCTTAACAAAAAAGGAGAATAAATATGTCAAGCGAAAATCAAGAGGTAGCAGCTCCCGTTGAACAACCATCGGTGCTGTCTGGAGACCCTAAAACAGAAACTCCACAAGCAACTACAGATTGGAAAGCAAGTCTTTCTGACGAAATAAGATCTGATAAATCTTTAGAAAATATTAAAGATATAGAAGGTTTAGCAAAGTCTTATGTCCATGCACAAAAATTGGTTGGATCGGATAAAATTCCAGTTCCAAACAAATACGCAACAGACAAGGATTGGGATGCAGTTTATGAAAAACTAGGCAGACCAAAAACTGCGGATGGATATAAATTTGACTTACCACAAGATAAACAAGTGGATGAGGCATCATTAAAAGAATTTTCAACCCAAGCTCATAAGTTAGGATTACTTCCTAGCCAGGCTCAAGGTGTAGTTAAATTTTATAATGATATAACAGCTAGATCTTTACAAGATGCTGACAGCAAAGCTCTTGCTGCTAGGGAAACTAGCACAAAAGAACTTAAACAAGAGTGGGGTCAAGCATTCGATCAAAAGGTTTCACAAGCAGCAACATTAGCAAAATCAGTTGGTGCTACAGAACTTTTAGATGCTAATTTAGCTGATGGAACTAAACTGGGAGATCATCCCGTTATGATTAAAGCATTTGCAGAATTAGCAAATAAAATGGGAGAAGATAGTATAGTTCAAGCATCTGGACCAACTTATCTGACACCAAACCAGATTGAAAAACAAATTGGAGAACTGACGCAGACGGGTTCGGCTTATTGGGATAAAAGACATCCAAACCATCAAGCAGCAGTTCAAGAAGTTTTAGCTTTACGAGAAAAGAAAAATCAAGTATAGCTGAAAATAATTAGGATAATCGAAAGACCCTAGTTGACACTATGAAAGTATAGGATCCAGGAGATCTAAAATCGAGGAGAGACCCGCAAGGATAATCATCCGATTTAACATAAACAACCAATCAAGGAGGAACTTATTATGAGTTCACAAATAACTACTTCTTTCGTTGAGCAGTATAGCTCGAATATCGCTATGCTTTCTCAACAAATGGGAAGTAAATTAAGATCTTCTGTTGATGTGGAAACAGTTACGGGGAAAAATGCTTTCTTTGACCAAGTAGGAGTTACAGCTGCACAGCTTAGAACTTCTCGTCATGGAGACACTCCGCAAATTGACACTCCACATAGTAGAAGAAGATTGAGCTTAGCTGACTACGAATGGGCTGACTTAGTTGACGATGTCGACAAAGTTAGAATGCTTGTAGATCCAACTAGCTCATACGCTAGAGCAGCGGCAGCAGCTATGAACAGAGCAATGGATGATGTAATTATTACAGCGTTCAACGCATCTGCGAATACTGGTGTAGCTGGTGGTACATCTACGGCTTTACCTTCAACGCAAAAGACTGCGACTTCAGACCAATCAGATGGTTTGACAATTGCTAAACTTTTGGCTGCGAAGAAAATCCTAGATAATAACGATGTTGACCCTTCATTGAAGAGATACATTGTTTGCGGACCAGTACAGATCCAAGATCTATTAGGAACAACCCAGGTTACGAGCAGCGATTATAATGTCGTTCGAGCTTTAGCAACTGGAGCTATCAATTCCTACTTAGGTTTTGAGTTTATAATGTCAACAAGGCTAAACAAGGATGCAACTTACACTTCTGACAGATTAGTTTTTGCATATACTGAAGATGCTATTAAATTAGGTATCGGTAAGGATATTTCTGCAAAAATTTCTGAAAGAGCTGACAAGTCTTACTCAACTCAAGTTTATTACTCAATGAGTTTGGGAGCTCC